CTTTAAGTGGACGGGAACTCCATATCCAATATCTGCAGTTTCACCCTTAATAGGTAAACAAAGAGAGATTAATAAATCTCATCAGATAATGGTACATAATGCATCATTAGGATCCAGCTTAAGATTTTTACATGAAGAAGGATCGATTGATACCGATTATTGGGAAAAATATTCAAGTGCTCCAGGAGCATTACTACCAATAAGGCCAGGCGCACAGCCACCTACTCCTATTCAACCAGCCCCTTTAGCTAATGCATTTTATACTATAGTGCAAGAAGGTAAAGGTGATATGGAATATTTAGCTGGGATATATTCATCTATGCAAGGAGATACAGGGCAACAGCATGATACATATAGAGGAATGTTAGCTATTGATGAATATGGGACCAGGAGAGTTAAACAGTGGCTAAAGAATGCTATTGAGCCTGGTTTAAGGCAAGTAGGGGAAGTAGTTAAACAATTTTCACAAGCAGTATATACAGCTCATAAAGTTGTCCGCATTGTACAGCCAAATAATATTAATGAAGAAAAACAAGCAGAAATTAATATGCCAATATATAATGATCTCGGTGAAGCTATTGGTAAATTTAATGATTATGCTGCTGCTAAATTTGACGTTAGAATTGTTGCCGGATCTACATTACCTGTTAATAGATGGGCATATTTAGAAGAGCTAAAACAATTAATGCAATTAGGAGTTGTTGATGATGTAGCTGTATTAGCTGAAACTGATATTAGGAACAAATCAAACATTATTAAAAGAAAGTCATTATATGCACAACTTCAAGGCCAAGTATCTCAATTATCCGAAGCTGTTAAAGACAAAGATGGCACTATTGAGACGCTTGAGCGCCAACTTGTACAAGCGGGCATTAAACAAAAAGTAATGCAAGCTGAGGTTGAAATAGGGAAACAGAAGAATGATATTAAAGGTGCTAATACCAAGCAATTGCTTGAAACTGAAGCACAACAAAAACTGTTAAGGAATGTAATGAAGAATGAAGCAGAGACTAAAAAGAAAGAATTATCTCTTGCAACAGAAAGCATTAAAAAATCCTTGACTGGTAATGATGAAAAATCGTAACTTAAATAGGAGAGTAAAATGGAAGAAGTAAAAGGAAGTGGTAACTCAGAACAACAAACTGACTCCACCGAAGACTTTTTCGGTCAATTGGAAGCCGAAGTTAATGGCGGAATAATTGATGAATTAGAACAGTCTGAACAGGTAACCCCTGAACCAACAATGGCCCCTGAGATCCCTCAGGTAACCCAAAATGAACAGGTTCAAGGCTCCGGTAATATACAAGACTGGGAAAAACGGTACAAGGATTCAAGCAGGGAAGCACAAAAAATGGCTTCAACGCTCAATGAACTTAAGCCTTTCGTACCAGTTTTAGAAGCGATGAAACAAGACAGTGGGCTTGTTGAACATGTTCGGAACTACTTTGAAGGTGGTGGTAGTCCTAACGCCTCTGTAACTGAGCAATTAGGATTAGAAGAAGATTTTGTGTATGACCAGCATGAAGCTGTGACGCAACCTGATTCTGATTCAGCAAAAGTTTTTAATGCATATGTCCAAAATGCAGTTCAATCACGAGTTGATGGAGCTATCACACAGGAAAAGCAAAGAAACTTAGCTAATGCTAGAGAGTTTGAAAGGCAAAAGGAAGAAACGGCTTTTAAGTCAAAACATAAATTATCAGACGAACAATTCAATGATTTTGTAGGACAAGCTAAATCACATACGCTAACTTTAGAAGACGCTTACTATTTAGTAAACAAAGATAAAGCTAGCAGTGAAGTGGCTCAGAATACAAAGAAAGAAATGTTAGGTCAGATGAAGAATGTCCGAAACATACCAACAAGCGTAGGCAACGCCAACAGTCAACAGGTAGAGCAAAGCCAAGATGATAATATCTTTGATGCTCTCTTGGGATCTGATGGTGACGTAGATAACTTATTTGGGTAGATAAACACTGTCTATCCAGATTAACGATAAAACAAGAAAGGATAGACTAAAATGTCTGATATCTTTAATTTATCGAATCTAGGGAATGCTGATGTTTCGGGTAATGGTCCTGGTGCTGGCGCTAGTTTAGGCGGTGGTAACGGACTTGGTACTGGAGATCTTCGTAGAAAGTATAATTTCGGAGACCGAGTATCAGAATTATCCATATCTCAAGACCCCTTTTTTCGATTCGTATCAAAAGTAGGTAAGAAACCTACAGATGACCCTCAATTCAAATTCACTGAAAAGAGACAGTCATTCCATAAGCGTTATGCTTATTTAATAACACACGGTTCTAGCTTTGTTACAGCAGTATCTTCTAATGCAGATTCACAAGATGGATCAGGGGATACTTTCTATGGCAAGTTTGGAACTGATTATAAAAACGATGGTAATTTAGTAAATCGTTTTGGTCAATCTGTTGACTATGAAGAAGGCGATGCTGATACAAAGCCTTTATTCTTCATGGAAGGTCAATTGATTAAAGTTCCCGTTGCAGACACAGCAGCACTAGCAACAGCTGGTACAACATATGGATACCAAGTAGTAAAAGTTACAAATGTAGCTGATAATGGTAACTATGTTAATATAACTGGTACAGTTGTAAAAGAATGTGCATCTGGCTCATTTTATATGGGCGCCCCTGCATCTGTAGCTCAGGCCGCTGGAACCACAACACAAAGTGAGGAAGCATTAGCTCCTTATAAGTGTTATGTTATGGGCTCAGCTCATGCTGAAGGTTCTGGTTACCCTGAAACATGGAAAGATCAACCTTACTCAACAAACTATGGACGCACTCAAATCTGGAAAACTTCAATGGCAATGACTAATACAGCTCGTGCTACAGTATTGAAGTATGATTCAAATGAGTGGGCTCGTGTTTGGAAAGAAAAGTTAGTTGAACATAAATGGGATATTGAACAATCTTTATTGTTCGGCCACCAAGATGATAGTAATTACACTACACAAGGTGCAGTTGATTATATATCTTCTTTTGGTAACTTATTCAGCCTTAATACAAACACAAAGACTGCAGATGATTTCTTAGATGATATGTCTGCTTATCTTGATCCTCGCTATAACGCAGCAAATGCTACAGTTTATTTTGTAAGCACTGCTGTTTATAACTGGATGCACAAATTAGGTGGATACTTCAAGAACAATCTTGAGGTCTCATCTAACTTCCGTGCTGATTTTGCTATGACAGGTAAAAAGAAGGTAGCTGGTGTTGACATTACTACATTCTCTACTCCTTATGGAGATATGAATGTAGCTAGAAACATCCACCTTGACGGAACTGATGTTAAAATGCTTGGTATTAATATGAAGTATTGTAACTATCGTCCATTGGTTGGTAACGGACTAAATCGTGACACTTCTGTTTACGTTGGAGTTCAAACCTTAGAAAATAGCGGCATTGATCGCAGAGTAGACTTAATCCTAACCGAAGCTGGTATGGAATGGTGCTGCCCTGAGACTCATGCTGTTTGGAAATAGGAGGTAGATGATGGCAAATCCAATGTATGGACAAAATAAAATCGACGATGCCTTAGAATCTGCTTCGGTATTGTATAAAGCTATGCCAATTCAGTCTGTTGTAAAGACTGATAGTGGCTCTATTACAGTTACAGCATCAGCTAATACTGACTGCACTTTCACTCAACCTGCTAATACATTTCTAAAGGATCTAATCTTAGTCCCTAAAAGTGTAATAACTACAGGCAACAATGGAAGTGATGAGCTTGACTTTGGTCTTGGTACATCTGCAGGTGGTGGTCAGTTATTAGCTAATAAAGCAGTAGCTGATGGAGCAGATCTATCAATGGCAGCTAATGTTCCTTTCTATCTGATAGAAAATGGAATGGGTAAGGCTGCTAATGGACAAATTTGCTCTGGTGTAGCAACATCTGAAGCAAGCGCAGTAGCTGGCAGTTTGTATAGCTCTGCAGAAAGAACATTGCATGCTCGCTTCACTCCAATTAACCAAAACTTAGCAGCGACAGGATCAATAAGCATTATTGCAGTGTTTGTTGATTGTACAGCAGCTAATATACACGGTTCTTAAGGAGGTAACTGATGGCTAATGGCGCAGGAACAAAAATAGGCGGAAAAGCTAATTATCAAGTTGGAGAATATATCTTCAAAATGGATGATGGAGCTGCTTCTACTCATAATCTAGAAATAGGTGATAGTGGAAAAACCTATCTTGTGCATTGCACTTTTGCGAGAACTATTAATTTGCCAGCTGCTTCTGCAGGTGCATCTTATAAGTTTATCGTGACTAATTCTGACGTAGCTAGTACTATCAACGCTGAATCTGGAGTTATCCAGGGAGTCTTTACTGATGACAATGACAGTACAAATGTTTCTAATGTTACAACTATTAACATTGGAACAAGTGCTGCAGCAGGTGATTGGTTGGGCTTCGTTAGCGACGGTACTAATTGGTACGTGTCGGGACAATGTCAACATGCAAGCGCAGGCTTTACCGTTTAGTTAAACAAATAGACTCGTCCCCTCTCACCTAGGAGTTTTCTCTCCCCAGGAGGGGGGATGGGTTTTGATTAAAGGAATTATATGGCAACATATCAACAGTTAATAATGGATAAGAGTGGGCTTAATATAGGCTCTGATGCTAGCACTGATGTAGTAGATGCTACTCGTGCAGGGATCTATATGGCAGAGGGCTATAAGGATATAGTAAGCAAAATTGCTGCATCAAGTCCTGATTTATTAAAGACATTTGCTATGAGGATATATTCTGGCTGGGAGAACAATAAATTTAAACTAGAGAATCACTATGTATTTTCTGTATTTAGGAAAGGAAATACTGCCCCTGCAAATGTATTCAGAGAGTGCAGGAAAGTAGATGAAACTCAAAAGCATGCAGTATCAGATTCTAATAGTATTTATGCAGCAACAGAAATGGATCCTGTATATTTTATTGAAGATAGATATTTAACTGTCATTCCTGATCATAGCGTTAATAGCGGTGAATTTGAATATCTAGGAATAGTGGCTCCAGATACATTGACCGCTGGGGACACTTACCCCTCTGGACCTATTACGGATGGAGATATTATAATCCCACAAGATTATTGTATATATATAGTATTGTATACTGCTATTAAGCTTGTAGAGATTCAATTATCGAATATGAATGATGGATTGTCTACTATGATAGATGAAGACAATGCTTCTGCTGCTCCAAGTGGAAGTGCAGGCGGATGGGACGTAGTTAGATACTATATCCAAGATGAAGAAGATATGGAGCTAGCCTCTGCTAAATTGCAAGAATTATCAGCAGAACAACAGCAATGGACTTTAGAGTATCAATGGTATCAAGAGAGATTACAAAGATTAAAATCTGAATATTTAGAGCCATTTGCATCAGCAATGGCTGGTGAGGAAGCATAATGAAGTTAAGAG